TACCGCCGTCCAATCTTAGCCGGTACCGCAGCGGGGTATTGCCGATCGGCGCCCAAGTGATCTTAACCATCCACGACGCGACAGGTTGGTCGATCAGACGAATCAAGGAGCTGTTGCCATGATCACATTAGCCAACGAGGAAGCGCAGCAGGTGCTGGATGCGTTGCAATGCGCTACACCGCCGACGTTCAGCGCAAAGATAGTAGAGGATTGGCAGAATGCAGTCGAATTTCTCCGCGCCCGACTCGCGCAGCCTGAACCGGAGCCGGTGGCAGACAAGTACCTGATGGAAATCGAATGCACAAAGTGCGGAGCAAAGCAGGATGGCATCTTGACCGTCAACGCCCCTCCACAGCGCAAATGGCAGGGGCTGACGGATGAGGAGATTATGTCGCTGTTGCCCGGTGCAGTCAGGCTGCCGCCGGGATGGTCTGAAACTGTTCGCGCCATCGAAGCCAAGCTGAAGGAGAAAAATGCAGCTTAGACCCTATCAAGAAGACGCGCGCGATTTCCTCTACGAACACGATCGCGCGTTGGTGTTGGCGCCTGTTGGCGCCGGCAAGACCGCGATCACGTTGACCGCGATGGAAGACTTCATCGTCGACGGGGTAGCGCAGCGTTTTCTTGTTTTAGCGCCCAAGCGCGTCTGCACCAGCGTCTGGCCGGTGGAGGGTCCGAAGTGGTCGCTCTACTTAAATGTCGGCGTTGCGGTCGGCACGTCTAAGCAGCGGCAAGAGGTTCTCGAGGACACCAGCTATAACGTCGTCGTGATTAATTACGACAACATCCAGTGGTTGATCGGGCAGAACTTGTCGAGCTTCGATGCGATTGTGTTTGATGAGCTGACCAAGCTCAAGAACCCATCAGGCAAGCGCTTTAAGGCATTGCAGCGAATCATCGATCAATTCCCAGTGCGCTGGGGCTTGACCGGGTCGTTTACCAGCAACGGCCTCGAGGACGTCTTCGGTCAGTGCAAGATCGTCGACGAGAAGTTGTTAGGCCGCGCGAAGGGCGCGTTCTTGCAACAGTACTTCGTTTGCACCAATCGCGATTTCGGTGACTGGTCGCCACGCAGGGGCGCGCTGGAGTTGGTCATGCGGCGCATTAAGCCTGCGACGTATCTGCTCGAGCCTGGCGACTACAAGGACAAACTGCCGCCGTGTCACGTCGTCGAGATGCGCTGCCCGATCGACGATCGCCAGCCCTACGAGACGATGAAGCGCGACTTCGTGGTCGACTTCCCCGACGCGCAGGCGGTAGCCGCTAACGCTGCCGTGGTGACCGGCAAGTTGCAGCAGATGGCGTCTGGTTTTGTTTACGATACGACCAAACTCGCTGCGGCGATGCCAGGCAAGTTCACCGTCACCAAGAAGGCGGTTTGGTTTAGCAGTCACAAATTCGATTTGCTGCAAGAACTTCTCGAGGAGAACCAACATGCCAATACGATCTTGGTCTATCAGTTTGAGGAGGAGCTTGCAGAGATCAAGAGGCGCTATCCGCACGTTAAGACGTTGGACGCGCCTAATGCGGTGGAAGATTGGAATAATGGGCTGGTCGAGCTTATGGCGATCCACCCGAAAAGCGCGGGTCACGGGCTCAACCTGCAACACGGAGGACACCATCTGGTTTTTATCTCGCTACCGTGGAGCCTCGAGCTGTACGAGCAAACCGTCGGACGTCTGCATCGTTCCGGCCAACTGCGCGAGGTATGGGTGTATATCCTCATGGCCGAAAGAACCGTCGACGAAAAAATCTGGGCAGCGCTCCACGACAAACGAGCAGTTTCCGATATAGCACTGGAGGCATTGAAATGAGGGCAGCAGAAAAACTCGCGGACATACTGTTAGACCGCGCGCGGGACGAGTACGACACGGAGGCTGCGGCCTTGCTGCGTCGCCTCGACCGCGTCCATCAAGTGGCCTACGAAATGGTCTGGGCGCGGACGCACGAACAGAGTAAGGCGGCCTACGTCGAGATGATTGACCTGATCAAAGGAAAAGCCGAATGAACCGACTAGCCTATTGGAAAGCCAAGCTCAAAGCCGCGATAGCCGTCAGTCGGCAACGCCAGAAGGAGGCCCAGCAAGCAACGCGTGCTTGGGCCAGAGCGACCCGAAAAGTTGAACAAATTGAACAGAAGGTGGAACATGAAACGACTAAGCTGGCGCGCCTTAAATGACGTGCTGACCTCCAAGTCGGAGGAAGAAATCCTGGCCATGCTGAACCATGAGCGCGCGCACTTCAAGCGCGTGTCGATCATGCAGCGCCTGCACCAGCGCTACTGCGCCCTACGCGACGCGCGAGAGCGTCATGAGATTCTGTCGGAGGCGATCCGACCATGAAATGCTTAATGTGCGGCGAACGCACGTATGTGGTCAATGTTATCAAGATGGCAGGCGGCTTACGACGTCAACGCAGATGCAAATCTTGTAATACTGGAGGGTACAGCGCCGAGGTGTGGCTGAAAGCAACGGCCACTGGTGCGGAACCTGTTTATACTAAAGAAGAGGCAGCGTTAATAAAAAAGAAAGAAGTTGACGCTCGCCGCGCAAATGAAGATAGGAGGAACAAAGATGCTTCGTGATGGTTATTTCATTAAGGAAGACCCACCCAAGATCGGCGCGTTTTACACGCCCCAGTTCTACCAAAAACCTTCGACGCCCGAAGAGCGGTTCGTGCAGGACGTTATGCTGGGCATCATGCCGTACCAAGAATCGTCGCTGACCAAACTGCTTGGAAGGCTGCTACGGCTATGAAAGACCTAGTGGTGGTGTACTACGCGGTGATCGCAATTGCGACGTTTACCTTTTTGGCCATCGGTTTACCCGAGCCCAAAGGCCCGTCGCCCAGTGAATGCACAGTCAAAGACACGACGATCTGGATGACGACGCGAGAGCGCGTCATTTGCCAGCAGTTGCGCCGCCGCCTAGTTTGAGCCGGATGGTTTCGTACTGGGCGTAGCATTGCTTGAGGGCGATTCGGAGGTCATCGGCTTCTCGGGCGAGCCCGACAAGAAATTCGCTATCCGATCGGTAAAGCTCTTTTCCGGTACAGCCGCTTGATCCAGCACTGGCGGCACTGGGCACGGAACCGGCAGGGGCGGAGGGGCGCTCCGGCCGGTTGCGCAGGCTGTTAGCAAGAACGGTATTCCTAGCAGCAAGCTCGCGTGTCTCACGGTCTTTCTCCTGACGTATCTGGTCGGCGTCTGCTTGGAGCGCCTGTTGTTTCTCGATGGATTCCCGTAGCGCCTTGGCGTGCGCCTCCTGTTGCTTGATGCGCTCGGCGTCCCACTGGGCCTGGATGGTCATCTTCCCATCTTCGTTGCCCTTGTAGTAGCCGGCACCGCCTGCCGCTGCGACGGCTAAGACGGCGCCTAGGATCAACCACGGATTCATTTCGGCGGCACCTTGGTGCCTTCGAGTTTCTTATGGACCTTGATGGTCTTGCAGACCTCCATATCCTTGCCCTTGACCTTCTCGGTGCGGCAAACCTTCTTCATCTCACCGCCGGCAAACGCCATCAACGGCACAAACGCGATAAGTGCAACGAGTTTCTTCATGGCAGTCTCCTATTCAATTTCAGGTTGAGGCGCTGGAGGCGGCGCTGCTTTGCCACCAAAACCGGTCACAACAGGCGCAGCAGCGAGCTGCGGTTCCATCCGCACAGGCGCGTGAGTCGGCGCCGGTGTCTTGGGTGATGGTGGCGGCGGATCGGTCCAGTCGCTGGCCTTGCTAACGCCAGGTGGCGGATCGATCAGCTTGGCCACGCCGTCTTTGCCCTTGATGGCCAAGAGGGTAGCCAATGCACCCAATATGTACTTCGACATGTCGGACAGCAGCATGAAGAATTGCTTGTCCGCTGGCGCGATGCCAACCATCGGTTGGGTGACGAACACCACCGAGTACATGGCCAAGCTCGACATCATTAACAGCACCACGCAGAAGGTGGCGCCGATGATCAGCTTAATGACGGAATCAATCTGGTCAGGTGTCCATCTCATTTTTGTTCCTCCGGCTTAAAATCAGCAGCAGGCACCAGTTGATCAGGACAGGTACCGGTCAAAGCGCATTCGGGCCGTTGGCATTCCGGCTTGTTCCAGTTTTTGTTCGACTGGCACGGGTATCTGAAACGGTCTTCGCAGCCGACTAGCCAGACGGCGCCGATCAGACTAAGCACCAAAAATATGAAGCGCATGCTCATAGTGTTTTTTCCTGTCTTCAAGACCAATCGTGCCGCCGTTGATGCGCTTGGTCATGCCAAGAATATCGCCAGCGTCCGCAAACTTGTTCAGGTTGTTGGTTTCCCAGAACCAGCAAGCGCTTTGCGCTGCACCCTCGAACGTGCCCAAGTACTCCGGGACGTCGTCGATGCTCATCTCCAGGGAGTCAGCAAAAGCTTGATAGTTTGATCGTCCAGTAAGCTGAATAAGCCCTCGGCCGCGAAAACGATACCCATCACCAGAAGATTCATCGCCATTCCCCATGCGGTTAGCGTAAATACGATTTGCAATAGCCTCTTGTTTGTTAGGTCGCGCGCAATACTGATTAGCTGTGACATCGTCAGAGAAATACTTTGAGAAGAGACGCCGCAGCGCTTGAGGTTTGTAATTCAGGTTCTCGACGATACTAGTAAAACCGCCAGACTCATGCGCGCATTGGGCGAGAAACGCCGCCATGCGCTTAGGGGTGTTGATATCGTAATCAGGGAAGAGTTGCGCGAGCGCCTTGTGCCAGTACTCGACGTACTTATTTTGCGGAATGATCTGACGAAGTTGGACTTCAGTAATCATTGGTCATATGCCCTTTCAAGCTGTATTTGACGCCGCAATTCTTTCATCTTCTTTACTTCCACAACGGCCGCTTGCGTCGCGTTGTACATGTCCCAGTACATGAAAGCCATTAGAGGGAGTGCTATAAAAAAAGTAAGTAGAACGGCCATAACTGTGATCAGTAATGACCAAGGGATGTTTTCATCGTCGCGCTTCTTGTCGTTAGCCACATCAGTCCCACTGCCCACAGAACTACGAAAACGACTGCTGAAATCCATGTTATTTTGGCCCTTAGATCCGCTATTCTTTTTCTGCGTCGCCATCTGGCCATCTGAATCAGTTTAAGTTCTTCTGCGTGCGCCTCTTCTTGCTCGGCGACGATCGTCTTCCACATCCCCTCAAACTTGCCCCAGAGTCCAGATAATTCCGGCGGGCTGCGGTACACCATCGTCTCGCGTATTTCTACCAGCATGGCATCCAACCGTGTCGTGATGATGATACGGCGCAGCGCCCGACGACCGATACTTTCTTCACCCTTGTAGACCTTCTTGCCCTCCACTTGCTCGGCCAATAGCGCCTTGCTAAGTGCGTCGTAGCTGTCCATCAACACCCCCAACTGGTCGCCGATCTGGGTGTACACGTCGTTTGGGTCCGCCTTGGCGATCTCCTGGACGCGCTGCACTTCGGCGTTGTACTTCTGCTTCTGCTCAACTGTAGGACTGCCGCCCGTTACTTTATCAAACTGTTCGCGTAAATCCTTCAGTACGTCTGATACTTCGCCGCTTGCGCCCTTGATGTCCTTATAGAGCTGGCAGCCCTTCTTGACCGCTGCGACTGCGGCGTTAGCGGCAGCAAGAAGGGTTAGTGGGTCAATTTTTTACTCCATAAGACCGCGTCGGCGCATCTCTTCTTCAATGTCCGACAGTTGAGGTTCGGCTGCCGGCTCCGGCGCATACGTCGGCGCTGGTGCGGGCAAATTAGGTTGAGTTACCTCCACCATTGGACCGCCGCGCGCGCCGGTAACCGCCAATCCTTTAGCAAGCGTCTGTACCGCGTTGTAGGCTTTTTCACCTTTAGTTTTTCCCTTGGCCAAATCTAGTAGTAATTTACGGTTGTCGCCTTCGAAAAGTACTCTAGAAAACGCCTCTGGGCTGGCGATAAGCGAATCAACTAATGCGCCGAGTTCTTTTAAGACTAGACTTTGCGTGGCCGTACCGCCCGCGCCTCGGGATAGGCTATATACCGTGCCCGCAGAAGGGCCGACTGCGCCTGCCGCGCTTTCTCTCGATAGAACGCGCTGCATGTATTTCACAGCTAACTGCGCTTCGGCTAGATCAGCAGCATTAGGGAATAAAGCCGCTAAGTCGCCTTTTTTCTGTAATGCTTTAAGCATATTGTTGATGCTTACCGCTGGGTCAAGCGCCGATCCGCTGGTGCGGCCTTGCATCAATATGTCGTCTAGAGTGCTGCGGCGAATAGTGTCTAAGACCGCAGTAACTTGCGGGTTAGGGTGCGCCGACATAACTTCAATTAAAAAATTTCGCTGTGATTCAGGCTCTTTTTTCAGTTTGGCCAACACTTTTTCTGGCACTAAATCTGTAACCGCTTCTACATCAAAAGCCTTAGTTAGCGGACGGTTAGAAAACTCTTCGATGCGGCGGATATTTGTCGCAAAGTTATCTCTAGCTTTGGCCAACTTATCCGCGCCTGGCACGCCATTTTGTATCGCAACATCTAAGGATTCCTTAAATCCGCGCAAGACGTTTAACGCAATACCTTTAGCTTTGCCTGGTGCTACACCTTCAAAAATATTGCTGCCGCCAATCGTGGCTTTTCCAGAATAGGCAGCGTCGCCCCATATGGCCAAGTTATCTTGCAGTCGCTTAATGTCAATTGAGCGGATAACATCAGGCGTGGCTGGCGTCACGATCGTGCTGGCCGGCGTGCCGCCTGGGCCAAGTACGGTTGAAGTTGTAGTCGTCGCAGGTTTTCCTGGCTCAACGTACTCAGTCAGGATGCGATCTAACGAAGATTTTAATTGGGCGAACCCTGGCTCTTCTGGCGCGATACTAGCAAGCTGTTGCCTGACCTTATTAACAACCGGCGTCGTGTCGATCATGCCGCCGGCCGACTTGGCGGCGTTAAAGTCTTTAGACGCGTCGCTGCGCAATTTAGACGATAGCGCTTTACCGTAGTTCCGGAACGCATCAAACACGGCTTGCGTAGTCGCCTCGGCGCGTTGCAAAGTGACAGGCGCGCCGGCTGACCGTTGGAATAGCCGGTCAAGAAACCCTTCAACGTCAATGGCCTGGCCTTGACGGAAAGCGACTGGCGCTTGACCACTACGCGTCGACGCTTCTGTTCGTGCTTCAGTTGCTAGTTGCCCACGATCTAGCGCGGCTTCGCCTGGCGTCAACCGACCTACACTAAGTAGGCTAGTTGTCTCTGCAACCGACGGCATCGTAACGCGCGGCTGCGTTAGCGCGCGCTGCGCACCTAAATAACTGGCTTTAGTGGCATACGGTGTCATGCCTAATGCAAGTTGAGCGGCAGGACTTTCCGGCGCTACGCTTCCGGCAAACAAACCTGTCGCACCACCAACACCATATTCGCCAGTAACACCCATTTTTGTGCGGCCAAACAGGCCGGGAACGCCGACTGCGGTAAGCGCGGCGGCCGGTGTGCCCGCCGACGAAAATTCATATGCGCCCTTGTATCCTGGAATCGAAAGCAAATCTACGCCGGTCAGATTTCGTATGCCGCGCGATATACCGGCCGATGAAAAGGCGTTAGGGTCATTACTTTTTTTAAGGTAATCGTACAGGTTGCCCCAACCACCAAGAATGTCGATGACACCTTTAGCGCCACCTTTAAATAACGATTCACCAAAATTTTGAAACTCTTTTAGCGTCGTCCCTGGCTCATCCATCACTGAGCCACTTACGGTCAATAGACCGCGTCGACGCATTTCAGCTTCGACTTCATCCAGTGTAGGTGTTTGTGCCATTATTTTTTACCTCCGGTCAGTCTGTCGCGCGCCGCCTTTAGCTGCTCATCAGTCATGCCAGACACGCCGCTTGATGAAGGCCGTGAGGCGATAGGAATCTTGGATTTGAATCCTTTTAGGCTATTGTTGTCTCTGGCGTAATCTTCAAGTCGCGTAGTTTCATCGATAATTTCTTGATTTTTCTTAATCAAGAAATCAAGCAACTGTCGACGTCCAGCGGCGCTTGTCTCCAACTGAGGCACCAAACCTTGAATAAACTTACGGTCTTCGTTAGAGAACCCGGCGCCCAATCGGCCGCCCAATGTGGCCAATACAATATCGCCGGCAATCTTTTGATAGTTCTCTGACCTAGCAAGTAGCCCTTTATCTCTTTCACTTGTAAGACCAAGCGCGTCAAGGAAATTAACGACGCCCGTTCTACCACCTGCATAAGGACCACTAATTAGCCCCGCGTCACTTAACGCCGTCAGTCTTTCAAGCGAATTTAGCGCGGCGATAGAATTGTCGCGCGTATCAACCGCCGACTGAACACGGTTTGCATCCAAAGTGCCCAGCCGCTGAGAAAACGCTTTTTCACCGACAGAAGACGCCGACGCAGACACTTTAGCGGTTGTACGATCTACGCCGCCAAAGTAAGGCTGCCGTACTTGTTTGCCAGATGCATCCTTAACAAAAATAAACTGTTGACCTGCAATTTCATCAAGGTACACCGGCGCGTTGGTACCTATAGCTACACCGACTTCCTTAATGCTTGGTTTAGTCTCTTTAGTATCTTTAGTTGTTAGTCGATTTAGCTGCGCCGTATATTCATCTTCATATTCTTTACTGCCTGGCGCGCCTTTACGACTTGCTAACTCACGCGCGATTTCAATAGTGTCTGGCGTTTGACCAGGTTTTGCCCCACGTGACAGGGAAGCTAAAGTATCTTTCGCTACTTGCAGATTACGATTACGCTCCGGCGATTCCGGCATGGCTTCTAAGCCACGAATCTGATCTTGCAGTTGAGCAACGGCAGCAGCAATCTGTAATTCCTTCGGCGTCGATGCTGCGCGGCCTTCACGCATACGCTGCTGCTGCAACGCTAGTTCGCTCTGCGCCTTGCGCGCGTAGTCGGCCAACGTCAGCGCACCTTGTTGGTCGCCCACCTCGGCAAGTTGTTGCGCGGCGTTTAGGATTGACTCAGGGTTCGACGGATCGACACCTTGCATGACAGACTGACGCGCGCTGATGATCTTTAGCTGCGGGTCTTGTATGCCAAGCGCGCCACCTAACGCGCCGCCCAACCGACGGCCACCTAAGTTCGCGCCGTACTCTACGCGTTCGTATGGGTCTAGCCGAGCGTACTGCGCTGCCTGCGCTTGCATCAAATCGTTCTGCTGCTGTTGATACAGTTCTGGCGATGCAAACAGACCTAAAATTTCGCTTGCCATTGTCGGCTCCTAATTAATTAACTTACGGGCCCATGTAGCCAGGGTCAAGGTACCCAGATTGGCTTGCTGACCACTGACCTAAGTTGTACTGGTCTTGCGGTGTTAATTGACGGCCAAATAAATTACCTAGTCCAGATAACAATTGTTGATTAGACCCAAGACCTTGGATAAATGACGCGGTTGGATTCAGCATATTGGCAGGCATCATAGTGCGAGCAGCATTTACCCCGCCGCCGTACAAGAACTGACCGACATTACCGCCTGCGGTCGCCGAGCGGTTGCCCAACTGCGCGCTGATATCGAGCGGTTGCTGGCCTAAACTCTCTAGCGTGGATATGCCGCCCAACGTCGTCATGAACGGCGACAACGCGCCAGTGACGCCCGACTCATACTGACCAAGCAGACCAGCGCCGGTGTTGAACAGGCTGGTGCCAAAAGCGTACTGCTCTTGGCCACGCTTCTGCGCTTCTGCCGACAATGCCGCGTCTTGTTGCGCCAATGCGTTGTAGTACGCTTCCAACTCAGGGTTAGCCGCGGCCAAACCAGCGCCGCCGCCTGGGCGCTCACCTGTTGCGCCGATCGACAAACCCGTGCGGCCGGTGTTAAAGAGATTAGTACGCACGCCGGCCAATTGACGCTCGCGTGTTGGTGCCAGCAAGTCCATCTGGCCGGCCATGTATTTCTCGGCGACTTCTTTGGGTGACTCACGCAAGTAACTCTCGCCCAAGTCCATGATCGACTGACCAGCGAAACGCAGTGGCTCATAGTATTGCGACGCCGCTTCGGCTTCGCTCAATCGTTGCCCCGTCAACGCCTCTAGTCGGCGTTGATACTCTTGGATCATCGGCGAGGTCGTATAGCCCGCGCTAATCAGTCGACCGTTTTCGTCGAAGCCGAAATTGCTGCCGCCAAACCGCGTCGTTATGCCGACCGGCCTAAAGCGCGCCTCTTCAGCAGCTAACCGCGCGGCTTCTAGTTGCGCGTCGGCGCTCATACTGGCCGCATCTCGAGCGGCGTTTGCTTGCATAGAGCTGCCTAAAAGCGACGTGCCAGCGGCGATAAGTGCAGGCCACATGTTATTTCTCCTGTTGCAAAGATATGCAAATATCTCGGTTCATCTTATTCCACTCTTCTTTGCTCATTACTTTGGCAAAGAACACCTTGTACCCTTCATCTACATTGCAGACAATCGGCCTTGTTTCGTAGATGCCGCACAAATTGTCTTTGGTCAAATGCACGCAATTCACTTTCTTGCAGCATAGCCCGCACTGCTCACACTCAAACGCTGCCACGCGTTATCGCGCTTCCAATGCTTCAATCCGTGCAACCGCTTCTTGCAACGCGGCGACCAACAGCGGTACCAACTTCGCCTGGTCAATCGCCTGCGGCTTAATCGATCCGTCCGCCTTCACGGCGTCCTTCTCACCGACGATAGCTTCAGGCACGACAGGCGACACCTCATGCGCCAAGAAACCATCAACGGCTGGCGCGTCGGGCGCTGCAATCCACTTGAATCGATACGGCGACAACTCTTTAAGCCGCGTGATCGCGTTTACCAGAGGTACGACGTCCGTCTTCAGACGATAGTCGGATGACGTGTTGTACGACGTTGATGAGCCGCTAGTGGTGATCGAACCAACGTCAGTTAGCGTGCCGGTGACCGCAGAAGTGCTGGACTTCTGGAACAGCACTAACTGCGAAATGCCAGACCCAACTACGTTGGCTTGCGCGTACCCGCTGGAGTTGTTGTTGAAGAACACAGCCGCAGGGTTGGTCGAATTTTGTTCGCAGTACAAATTCCACCCAGCCGCTGGGTTGGTAGCGCCAACCCCGATCGTGCCGGTAAACGTCTTCTCACCAGAAATAGTTTGCGCGGTGTCTGTGGTCGCAGCAGTAGAGGGCAAACGACTTGCGTTTAACGTGCCGCTAGAAATATTGCTGGCGCTAAGAGACGTCAACGACGCGCCAGACCCCGAGAAACCCGTCGCAGTAACCGTACCGGATGAAATAGTGACCGCAGAGTTGTTCGCAAGCAGCGTACCGTCAGTATTGCCAAACGTCGCGACTGCGCCGACGTTAGAGCTTGCGGGGCCAACGACGTTGCCCGCGCCCGACGCGGAGCTGTCTGCTTTCGTAGCAATCGCGATCGCGAGGTTATTGAACTCGGTGTCAATCTCCGTACCCTTGACGATCTTGCCAGGGTTACCCGTTGGCAGCGAATCTTTAGCGGCAAAGTCGGTCGATTTAGTGTAATTGCTCACGGTAACCCCTTTAACTTACGCGGCCGTTCTTGGCCTGAATTTCAATTTTCTGGATAGACAACGGATAGCCGTTAATGTCAGCTTCGTAGCCTGTCTGCACAATCTTGCCCGACCCACTGCCCTGGCCGTACAAAGTTTGAAGCGCTACGCCACCCGCGTACTCGGCGATGTTGTACTCAGCAATGCCATACTCGTAGGTGTTCTGCGAGGGAATCTGTATGTTTTGCGACAGATAGTTTTCGCTGAAGTCAAAGCCCCACTTTAGCGTCAGAAACTGATTCGAGCCGCCGATCACCACCACACTAACGCGCTTCAAAATCGAGGTGATGTTTTGATCACCCAAATCCGCGTGGTTTGTAAAATAAGAAAAACGATAGGTAGTCGTGTCATCCAGATACCCGCCGTACTGACCGATGTAACCGACTTGGCCAATCAGCAGCGTGCCGTCTCGTTTAGACAGTAACGATGTGGGTTCAATATGGTCCCACTCGGTAGCGCGTAGCGATCCGTCTTGCAAAGGCGCGCGGGTGTCGAACACAAACGCGCGGCCGGAGGTCTGGAACGTAACCACATAGAACGCGTTAACTTCTGAGTACACTGCCTTGATAGCCGAACTTACTTCACCTAACGCCACAGCCATCAAATCGCTTCGGACGTTCTTGCTCAAGTCATTAAACGGTGCGGACTTCTCTTGAATCGTTCTAGAGATAGACCGCACACCGCTGTTCGACAAGAACACCACGTCGGTGTTGGTGTTCTGGATGGAGTCGCGCGCGATGCAACCGATACCGCCCACCGTGTCGTACAACGACATCGTCGATGGCGAGTTAGCACCTTGGTAGACCAATATCTGGCGTTTACCAAAGATAAACAGAAAGTTGTTATGCGCAGCGAGCCCAGTAATTTCATCCGGCCCGTTTGGCCAGACCGTGTTCACGTTCAGGCTGCCTGCCGTGCCGGTAGCCCAAATATGGCCTGACAACAGATCGGAGAAGTACACCGTCGACTTGTTGGTTGCGGTGTTAGCGGTCCATAGCCGCCCGTAAGCCGAGATGCAAATGTCGGCGACCTGCACGGTCGATACGTAGCCGGTCTTTTCACTAACACGGCGATACGTCGTTGTGCTGACGGCCGGATCGTAAATCAGTGGATCGTGGCCGATCTGGAAAAAGTACGTAATACCGCTCAACGACGCGCACTGCCAATTGCTTGCAGAGATCGTCGGTGCGGTGCCGCCACCACCGTAGGTCAGCTCAGTCACCGCGTTGGAGGCGCCCAGCTTGAATATTTTGTTGTTGCCCGCGAACAGCACGGTTAACGTGCCGTCTGTCTGCACCAGCTCATGAATGACGCCGACTGCGTTAGCGCCCAGGTTGCCCGAGCTGCTATTTACCTTCGTCCACCCTTTACGCGCGCCGACACGACCGTATTGGTCGATCACACAATTCGTGGCCGTCAGCGCAAAGCCCGACGCTAAGTCTAGCGGCGAGTCTTGCGTATTCATGCCATAGAAACCTGGCGCTGAAATGCTGAAGGTGAGAATCGGCTGGCTCATGTCGGCACGAACTCCTGAAACTCAGGGTAACGCGACACTTCCAAGGCGATATAGTCGGCCAGCATCGTGCGGTACAGCGCAAACGCTTCGGATGAACTCAGCCCGCCATCTTCGCCACGCTCAACCAGCGCGCGGGCATACGCGCTCTGGATCACCAGTTCTGGTTTGACCAACAAGACGTCACTATCAATAGCTAAATCGTCTTGTGGAACAAAAACAAAGAACTTTAAGCTATATACGTTGTCAGGCCGTGGGTACAGCGTGACCTTGGCGTCGCCAGATGCGTCGACACCATCAAAAGCAAATTCGGTTGGTGAGCTGCTAGTGGGCGTCGAGAAGTTCTGCTTGCGCTGCATCTGCGAGTTGCTCAGATTGCGCATGACCACGTTGTCGGTCACATTAAGCGCGTCCTCGACGCGGAACTTCTGCCCCGCCCCCGTCATGCTGTATTCGTAAGTGCCTGCGACAGTTGCAATCGTGATGGTCTGCGCCAGCACGTTCCAAGAATAAGCGTCCTCTACTTGGCGCTTGGCGTCATTAACAAAACGGCCAACTAGCGAGGAATACGTCGTCTGTGCCGACGTCTGGACGGAAGATTCGCGCAGCCGCGCAAGGACTTCGTTAATGATTTCGAGATAAGTCATTTTTTCTTCGCCTTATTCCTTGCGGAAATAGCTTTAGCTTTTGCCTTTGCATCAGCTTTGGATGAGGCGCCCCAGGCTTGAAGCGACAACAGCAG